AAACTGTCCACTGGGAGGTCTTCGGACCTCCTTTTTTTGTATAATAGGTCCATACGCAACAGAGCAATGACCGTCCGCTACGAAATCAAGTCTCAACTTGCTAAACTCCTTGCTACGGAAGATTTGGTAGTTGAGCACAAGCAAGTTGAGACTGCACAGTTCAATGTGCATACTCGTGTGCTGACTCTGCCAATGTGGGAGAAAGCAAGCAACGGTGTTTATGATATGCTGGTCGGTCACGAAGTTGGTCACGCACTTTATACTCCTGATATTGATTGGTTAAAAGAGCACAAGATTCCTCCACAGTTTGTGAATATTGTGGAAGATGCTCGCATTGAGAAACTGATGAAGCGTCGTTATGCTGGTCTTTCCAAGACCTTCTATCGTGGATATGAAGAACTTGCCGATCAAGACTTCTTTTCGATTGCTGATGAAGATGTCTCTGAAATGAATCTTGCCGATCGTGCAAACCTGTATTTCAAGATTGGTAATTATACCAATATCCCTATTCAAGATGGTGAAGAAAAAGAAATTATTGATCTGATTGCAGGTACTGAAACTTTTGCTGATGTTCTAGAAGTTTCCAAGATTCTGTATCAATACTGTAAAAAAAAGCAAAAAGAAGAAACCAAGACTCAACTTGATAATCTGGAAATGTCTGGTTCCAGTGATCAGTCTGCACCTGCTTCTGATTTTCAGGAGGAAGGTGAAGGTGAACAGGAACAACCTGGCGAAACTGAATCTTATGGTGGGACGGCAGAAGATGGTATGGAACAGACTGATTCAATGGGTGCTGGTCCAAGCAATGAAGAACCAGAGGTTAAGACTGCTGATTCATTGGAACAAGCACTTAAAGATCTTGTGAATCAGCAGAGTCCAGAGAATGTCTACCTAGAACTTCCTAAACTTGACCTCACCAAAGTTATTGTTCCTAACGCAGAGATTCATAAAAACTGTGTCGATCAGTGGAGTGATTGTGATCAAGAGGTATTTTATGAATCTGATCGCTTGTTTGTAGAGTTCAAGCGTTCTGCACAAAAAGAAGTCAACTATCTTGTGAAAGAGTTTGAGTGTCGTAAGGCAGCAGATTCTTATGCTCGTGCTACTACTGCACGTACTGGTGTTCTGGACTGCACTAAACTTCATACCTATAAGTACAACGAAGACCTTTTCAAGAAAGTTACTACTCTTGCTGACGGTAAGAATCACGGTCTTGTATTCGTTCTGGATTGGAGCGGTTCAATGGGACGAGTAATGCTTGATACTGTGAAGCAACTCTTTAATCTGATTTGGTTCTGTAAGAAAACTAATATTCCTTTTGATGTTTATGCCTTCACTGGTGAATATCCTCTGTTCTCTTATGATGAAGACGGTAAAGCAACTTTTCGTGAATATGCTTACAAAAAGCGTGATTGCCTAGTTCAGGTTCCTGAATGGTTTTCTATGATGAATCTTTTCACCAGTAAAGTGAATATTAAGACACTGGAAAACCAAATGAAGAATATTTTCCGTATCGCATATTCTTTTAATCATTACACTCATATTAAAACTCCCATTGGAATGAGTCTTTCTGGAACTCCTCTAAATGAAGCATTGGTTTCTCTGCATCAAATTCTTCCCAAGTTTAAACAAGAAAACAAGTTGCAGAAAGTTCAATGTGTGATTCTAACTGATGGTGAGGCTGCTGGTCCCAAGTATCACTGTGAAGTTCAACGTCACTGGGAATCTGAACCATATATGGGAACTCGCCATATTGGACATAATTGTTTCCTTCGTGATCGTAAAACTGGAAACACTTATTCTCTTGATGTTGAATGGTATGAGTTCACTGATGTTCTTCTCCGTAATCTGAAAGACAACTTTAAGGATATTAATTTCATTGGTATTCGTGTTCTTGAATCTCGTGATGCTGGTGCATTCATTCGCCGTTATTGTGGATATGTTGGTGATACTTTTGATAAAACTATGACTGCTTGGAGAAAGGAGAAAGCATTTTCTATTAAGTCTTCTGGATATACCACTTACTTTGGATTGTCTGCTAATGCACTTGCACAAGATACTGAATTTGAAGTTGCGGAATCTGCGACTAAAACTCAAATCAAAAGTGCCTTTGTGAAAAGTCTCCGTAGTAAGAAAATGAATAAGAAAGTTCTTGGGGAATTTGTAGAACTTATTGCTTGATAAATAAGAATATAGAAAAACTGTATACAGATGAAACCTTCCCCAAAGAAATTAAAAGAAACAAAAGAAATCTATGAAAAGGTCGTAGCACACCTCATTGAGGAAGGTTACGCCAATGATGTAGATTCCGCAGATTCTATTATTAATGGTATGAGTGAGCAATGGTTTGAGTTAATCACGGAGAACTGATAAATGGATAGAATTACAGGTAAAGACGCTCAGAATATGATGGAAGCTCTCCATCAAGTTTATGCTCAACCAGAAGTTGAGCAACTTGATGAAGAATTGAACCTTCTTAGAGAGTTTGATACTGAGGAGGGTTCTAATATTCCAAGTGCGGCAGAGAGACAGCGGAGAGAGAAAGAGAAAGAACGTGCTCGTATTGAAAGAGATCGTTTGATTCAACAGGCTGGTGGTGGAGCCGCAAGAGAAGCGGAGAGAATTGCATATAGGAAAGCTAATCCTGAAAAATCTTCAATGTTTGACCCTACCCCATCAGCTGATGATGAGGTCAATGCTAGGTATAATACGAGAGTTCAAGGTGAAAAAGCTTTAAGACAACTTGGTGGTGGAGACCTTGACAAAGGTTTAGAGATATTCAGAAAACAACAAGCGGAAAGAGCGGTTGCAAACGCAAAAGACCAAAAAACCGATCCGCCAGTAAGAACTGACCCACCAGTAAGAACTAACCCACCAGTAGGCGGAAATCGACCAGCAGCATCAACATCTACTGCTGCTCCCGCACCTGCACCCGCACCTGCAAAAACCTATAAGGTTGGTGATAAGCAGATGAGCAAGGCAGAAATCAATAGAGAGTATGCTAGGTTGAGAAAAGATGATCCTGCTGCTGCAAAAGCATTTGGTGATAAGGCATTTCGTGCCACTAATCCAAAACTTGCTGCTGCTAGTGCGGAGAGAGCAAGAATTAGGGGAACTGCACAGACTGATAATCCTTTGATGAAGGATATGAGAAGTCGTATGCCTGCTGGTGCTCCTACTGTTCAGAGTCCAGCAGTTGCTAAACTTGGTGCTGGAAACCAGTCTTTGGTAAATAATCCAAATGCTGGTAGATCACCCGCACCTAGACCTGCTGCTACTTCATTCAATCCTAATGCTCCAAGAGTAACTCCAACAGGCACACCTAGACCAATTGCTGGTGCTGGTGCTTTTGCTAGACCCGCTGCTGCTACTCCTGCCGCTAGACCTGCTGCTACTTCATTCAATCCTAATGCTCCAAGAGTAACTCCAACTGCACCTAGACCAACTACTGGTGCTGGTGCTTTTGCTAGACCCGTTGCTGGTACTCCTGTACCCAAATTCAATCCTCTTGCTCCAAAAGTAGCTCCAGCTGCACCTAGACCAACTACTGGTGCTAGTACTGATCAACAAAGGAGACAGCGTATTGCAGCATCTGCTGACCTCTTTGATATTATTAGAGGTGAACTTCTTGATGAAGGTTATAGTGAAGAGGATGCCATTTATATTATGGCAAATCTTAATGAAGAGCAAACTGAAATTATCATCAATGAAGGTATTGGTGCATTAGTTAAATTGGGTGTAAAGGCTTTAAGAAGTGGTGCTGGTAAGAAGGCACTATCGAAGGTTACTGGTCTCATTAAGGGTGGTAAAAAAGGTACATCTGCTATTGGTAAAAGAGCAAGTAAAGTTGTTAAAGACCAGAGAGCAGGTGTTGCTGGAACTGCTGATGACCTTAATCGGATGCAGAAAGATGCAGAAGCAGGTCTTTCTAAATTGAAAAGATTTAAAGATCCTACTCCTTCTAGTGCAGCATCTGCTGCCAGAAGAGTTGAGCGTGATGTGAGAAAATCTAATGCAATGACTCCCGCAAGAACTTCATCAAAACCATATGGTCAGGCTCTTGATAGGTCAGTATCAGATCAGGGTAAAACAAGTTTTGAAGTACCTAAACAATCTTCTATTCGCAGACCACCCTCATATAAAGAGGTGATGGCGAAGTACCGCAAAGAGTGGGCAGGAAAAAGTGAAGCAGAAAAGCAAAAAATCTTCAAAGATTATGTTAGACGGTGGGAGGAAAGAAACAAGTGATTTATGGGGAGGTCATTAAGACCTCCTTTTTTAATAAATAAAAGAAACTATTGATAGACCAATGAGTAAGTTCGGAGATTTAATTAGAGGAGTTTCTTCCCCTGCACCTAAGGTTGATGCAGCACCTGCTCCTGAACCCGTTGTAGAAGAAGCACCCGCAGTAGAAGAAACTGCAGAAAAGGTTGCTCTCGAAGAACTCAGCAAAGATGAGTTAGAGGCATATGGTAGAGAGCTTGGAGTTGAACTTGATAAACGCCATAGCAAGAAGACTATGATCAAGGAACTGGAACAACTGGAAACTAATGACGGTTGATCCAGTTTTACAACTGTCCACTGGGGTGCTTCGGCACCCCTTTTTTCTTGTATAATTACTTCAGTTGAAACAAACAACCAAAGATTATGACTCTCTCCTCTGACTACATCCGCACTTCTCTCCAGGCAGTGTATGGGGAGTCTGTGACTGCTGCTGACATTCGTGCTTGGTGTGCAATGAACGGTTCTAACTATCAGACTGTAACTAACAAACTTACTGACTGTAAGACTGGTCGTGGTAAGTGGAACCTTACCGTTCGAGAACAAATGGAGCAAACCTACCAGTCTAGTCCTAGTGTTATTCCCGATCGGGAACCTCAAAACTTGATCCCTGAAAAAGATGATACCTTCGTCCGCTTTGGTAACTTTGGCGACGTTCGCAAAATTATTCAATCCCGTCTTTTCTATCCTACGTTCATTACGGGTCTTTCTGGCAACGGTAAAACATTCTCTGTTGAGCAAGCTTGTGCCCAACTCGGACGTGAACTGATTCGTGTAAACATTACTATTGAAACTGATGAAGACGATCTTATTGGCGGTTTTCGCCTTGTGGATGGCAACACTGCTTGGCATAATGGACCTGTCATTGAAGCACTCCAACGAGGTGCAGTCCTGCTACTCGATGAAATTGACCTTGCTTCTAACAAAATCCTTTGTCTCCAATCCATCCTTGAAGGTAAAGGTGTGTTCTTGAAAAAAATTGGTAAGTGGGTCAAACCTGCTGCTGGTTTCAATATTATTGCTACTGCCAACACCAAAGGTAAAGGTTCTGATGATGGACGTTTCATCGGCACCAACGTCCTCAACGAAGCATTCCTTGAGCGTTTCCCTGTGACGTTTGAGCAGATGTATCCATCTCCTTCAATTGAGCAGAAGATTCTGGAAGGTGTTGCTTTGGATCTTGGCGTGGAAGACCGTGACTTCTGCAAGCGTCTGGTGGACTGGGGTGACATTATTCGCAAGACCTTCTATGATGGTGGTATTGAGGAAATCATCAGCACCCGCCGTCTAGTGCATATTATTCGTGCCTATGCAATCTTCCAAGACAAAGCAAAAGCAATCCAAGTGTGTGTGAACCGATTTGATGATGAAACCAAACAAGCATTCCTTGAACTCTATGACAAAGTTGACGCAGACTTCCAACTTCCTGTGGAAGGAGTACAAGAAGGTACTGTGGGAAACGTTTCCTGATCTAGAAAACATTGGAGATTGGGCAGATTGGGAGGACAACGACACCTCCCTCTCTGCCAAGATTTACAACAACAAATATATTCTCAAGTCTAGGGAAGTTGAGATCTGGGACAACAAGTCCTGCATTTACAACAATATCATCTATCCAAAAACTGGTGAGAATCTACCCTGCTTTGGGATGGACTTAATGGGTTTCTTTGATAAGAAAGTCATTATAGTATTTGACTTTCAGCATCCAGTGGAAAACTATTTGTTCTCCCATCCAGATCTACCAAAGGCAGAGGGGACATTCAGATTCTTTGAACCTGGCAACCACTTTTCTGAGAACGTATTTGTTCGTAAATGTACGATGGATCAGGTTAATGATTATCTTGATGACTTCCGTGCCTATTTACAAGCATACAAAGAAATGCTAGAATCAAAGAAACCTAGTGGGTTTGCTGT